CAGTTAAGAATGTGTTGGCCCAGGGCCTGCTCTTGATCGCGCGTCAGTCGAGGAATGACTTGCTCAGGCTCGATTTCATCGGCAGCGATCTCGGAAACGATTTCAAAGCAATTCCATCCGATTCGCGCCGCGAGAGGCGCAAGCAGATCGACGGGTGGCACCAATCGTGCCGTGTAGATCGGCCCGAAGTTGCCCGGCCCCCACGCATCGAGCGCATCGGCTTTGGCGGCTTCGAGCGCCTGCTCGCGGGTGTCGAACTCGGACACGGACTGGTGGCCTTCGAGGATGTACACAAACTTGCTCATACCAGCCACCCCATCAAAGCCATCACGGCGAGTACCAGCGCCGCAATGGCGCAGGTGGCCACCACCACCACGTCGGCGGCGGGCATCGGCGGGTAGTCTTCGGGCGCCTCGATGTGGTGGCTGGTGTGCGGCCCGAAGGCCGAATCGAGCGAGCGGTGCGCCCGGCCTGTCCAGTTGCTTGAGTTGGGGTTCATGTGGGCTCCGGCTGGTGTTGCGATGGCCGTACTTTACCCAATGGGGAACGCAAAAGCAATACCCAAAGGGAAAAAAGCAACAAAAAATTTTTAAGGCGATCGGGTCTTGCGCCGGGCGCCGAAGTCCTATACAGTTTGTGTTTATTGGAGCCGATCAATGAAGACCATAGGCGAGCGCGTCAGGCAGGCAAGAGAACACAGAGGTCTATCTGGTGTTGGGCTGGCCAAGCTGGTGGGGTACAAAACCCAGTCCGGGGTAAGCAACCTCGAAAATCGAGCCGGCGGGCGTGGTGGGTTCATGTTGCCCAAAATCGCCCAAGCCCTTGATGTGTCACTTGATTGGCTGCTAGATGGTCCAGACACTGCGGATGTGTCGCAAGTGCCGGCTTATGCCCGCAAGGCTCAGGGCCATCGTGGTGATGACGGGCCTGGATGGCCCTCCAGAATGGCCCGATCGACCGCCCACGGCCTCATCGACCAAATCAGCGAGGTGGGGTTGGCTCGATTGCTGCCGGTGCTCGAAGATGTGGCCAAGGCTCGCCCCGAAAATCAAGGCGAAAAGTGACTTAAATCAACGGCCTGAGGGCCAGAAGGAGAAGCAGATGGAGATCATAGCAGCTTGGGCTTTTTTTGCCGCGCTTGTCGGCTACATGGCGGCCACATTTAACCGGAGTGGCTTCCTGTACTTCGTGCTTTCGCTGATCTTGTCGCCTGTGGTCGGCCTCATCGTGCTGCTGATCTCGGGCAAAAAAACCGACAAGCCCACGCCTGCCACGCATGTAAAGTGCCCCGAGTGCCGCGAACTGGTGCTCAAAGACGCCAGCAAGTGCAAGCATTGCGGCTGCGCGCTGGTGCCGCAGTAGGCGATAGCAGCTAAGCAGCCCGCTGGGCGGGCGCGTGCGGCGGCCTGCCGCGCCGCAGCGGCTTCGCGTTGCCTGCTGGTGCTTCCGCCTCTGGCTTGGCGGGCTCTGCCGCCGGCTGGGCCAGTGCCGCCACCAGGCGCAGCACCGTTGACCATTGATCTTCTGGCAGGCTCTCCATCAGAGCCATAACCCGCGTGCGCGGGTCTTCTTTCGCCTGCAGCTCGCTGTATGTGGGCGCGTTGTCCATCCAGCCACGGGGCAGCGCCAGCCTTTCCTCGATCTCGCGGGCCATCGTGTCACCCATGTTGTATGTCTTTCCGCCGCGGTCGTGCCGCACGTTGGCGTTGAGGACGCGCGTCAGTCTTGCAGTTTCGCTTCTGGCGTAGCCCAGCAGCTGACAGAGGTTCGCGGCCCCGCCGTGCTTGTCGGCGAGCATTTTCAGCTTGGTTCGCCGGATTTCTTCGCAGGTTTGCATGGCTGTGGATTGCATCAAAGAAGTGGCAGAAAAAAAATTCCCCAAGGGGCTTGACATACATTCCCCATTGGGAAGTACAATGGCCGCATGAACACTTTGAAAGACTGGCTCGACCAGGAATCCGGCAGGGCGGCTGCGCTGGCTCGGCATCTCGACGTTGTTCCGTCCTTCGTACACAAAATGGCCATGGGCGAAAAGCCCGTGCCGGTGCAGCGCATGGCCGCCATCGAGGCTTTCACCGGCGGCGCAGTCACTCGCCAGTCCTTACGCCCCCACGACTGGCGCCAAATCTGGCCCGAGATGGCCGCCACCGAGCCCCAACCATGACCAGCAATAACCCCGATCGCATCGAGCTGCGCGTCGAACTGCCCAGCGTCGATGTGTCCGTGCTCGACGGCTACTGCAACGCCACAGGCCGCTCCCGCGCCGATGTGGTGCGCTGCATCCTGTCCGATTGGTCGTTGGCGCGTATCCATGAGGCAAAAGTAATCTGCCGCGTGGCTGGTGTAAATCCGTTTGAATCGGAACCGGGCAGGAAATGACCGCCGCAGCCGCCGCCACCGCTCGCCGCCCCCTCACCCTGCGCGAGGCCGAGGCCATGCTGCAGTACGTCGAGGGCGCCGAAGACCGTGAAACGTGGCTGGCCGTGGGCATGGCGCTCAAGTCCGAATTCGGCCCCGACGCCCTCGACCTGTGGGACCGCTGGAGCAGCGCCGCCGCCAACTACGACACCCGGGCCGTGGCCGCCTGCTGGCGCGGCTTCAAATCATCGAGCACCGGCGGCTACAGCGCAGGCACCCTCATCAAGTTTGCCAAGGACGGCGGCTACCGCCCCAGCGCCGCCGCTGCGCCCACGCCCGGCGAGCTCACCGAGCTGGCCCGCCGCCGCGCCCAGCGCGCCCACAAAGCCGCCACCGAAAAGGCCCAGCGCGAGGCCAACGCCGCCACCGCCATGCAGCGCGCCCTCGAGTCGTGGCAGCAAGCCAGCCGCGAGGGCTCCAGCCCCTACTGCGCCCGCAAGCTCGTCGAGCGGCCCGAATCGGTGCGCTTCACCCCCGGCGGCGGCATCGTCATCCCCATGATCCGCTACGACCTCCCGCGCCATCTCGCGCTCAAAGGCGTGCAGACCATCGCCCCCGATGGCGCCAAGAAGTTCACGTTTGGCATGGAAAAAAGCGGCACCGCCTGCCGCCTGGGGCTGGCCGTGGTCGGCGAGCCCGTGTTCATTTGCGAGGGCTGGGCCACCGGCGCCAGCATCCGCGCCGCCATGGGCTACCGCCTGCCCGTGTTCGTGGCCTTCGACGCCTACAACCTGCCCCTGGTGGCGCAGTACGTGCACCAAGCGCTGCCCGGCAGCCCGCTCATCATCTGCGCCGACGACGACCACGCCACCAAGCGCGACGGCTGGCCGTGGAACGTGGGCCGCATCCAAGCGCAGGTGGCCATGGATGGCGTCATGGACGCCGGCGCCAAGCTCGTCTGCCGCAGCTACCCCGTGTTCGACGCCGCCACCCCGCGCACCGACAAAGACACCGATTTCAACGACCTGCACCGCCTCGAGGGCCTACCCGCCGTCACCGAGGCCATGGAGCTGGCAATCGAGGCCCTCGAGCTCATCAAAAGCTATGGCTAAGCCCCACATCTACCACCTGCCCGACGACATGGACGACAGCGACGACTCTGGCGCGACCACCCCACCACCTAGGGGCGGGGCACCGCTCGGCGCGCGCCGCGAGAAGCGCAAAAAAAAGGTGGACATGGGCAAGCTGCAGACGCTGTTCAAGAGCTTCGTCTACCAGTACGGCAGCAACATCGCGTGGGACACCAGCAACCGCATCGCCATCCTCATCAGCAACCTGCGCCACACCTTTGGCAACGACGAGGTGCGCATGTGGCTGGGCAGCGAAAGGCGCCGCGACGTCATGCCCGATCAGGTCGTGTTCGACCCCACCGGCGCCTGCGGGCCTGCCGCCGTCAACCTGTTCGGCGGGCTCGACATGGTGCCCATGCCCGGCAACGTGCGCCCCATCCTCGACCTGCTCGAGCACCTCTGCGGCCAAGACGAAGACATCTACAGCTGGGTGCTCGACTGGTGCGCCTACCCGCTGCAGCACCTAGGCGCCAAGCTGCCCAGCGCCGTCATCATGCACGGCGACGAGGGCAGCGGCAAAAACCTATTCTGGGAGTGCTACGCCAGCCTGTACGGCGAATACGCCAAGGTCGTGGGCCAAGACCAGCTCGAGGACAAATTCAACGACTGGATCAGCAAAACCTGCTTCGTGATCGGCGACGAGGTGCTCAGCCGCCAAGAGATGCGCCACCTCAAGGGCAAGCTCAAGGCCATGATCTCGGGCAAAACAATCCAGATCAACACCAAGATGATGCCCGTGCGCAGCGAGCGCAACCACGTCAACATGGTGTTCCTGAGCAACGAGATTCAGCCCAACGCCCTCGACTCGAGCGACCGCCGCTATCTGGTCGTCTGGACGCCGCCCAAGCTCGAGCGCGCCTTTTACCAGCAGGTGGCCGACTGCATGGCCAGCGGCGGGCGCGAGGCTTTCATGCACTTCCTGCTGCAGCGCGACCTGGCGCACTTCGACCCCTACGCGCCGCCGCCCGAGACGGTGGCCAAGGACAACCTCAAAGACCTCGGGCGCCCCACCCCTGAGCGGTTTTGGCTCGCGTGGAAGCGCGATGAGCTGCCGGTGCCATACAACAGCTGCAGCGCCGAGCAGGCCTACCAGCTCTACCGCAAGTGGTGCAGCGCCGAGGGCGAGAAGTGGCCGGTCACCAAAAATTGGTTTGGGCGTATGGTCTCGCGCGTGGCTGGTGACGCGCTAATTGTGCGTCAAATTCGCGTGCATTTGGGCCAAGTTTGCCGCGTTTGGATGGTCGCCCCGCCCCCCGAAGGCGTTGATGTGGGCCTGTGGGCTGAGCAAGCGATCGCCGCTTTTGACAACAAAATCAAAGACTGGCGGGTAGGCGAATGAAAAACGCGGCGTCAGGTATCAGTACCAACAGTTACGGCATCAGGCAAAATGCCGGTACAGAAAAGCCCAATAAAAACAAGGCTGTAACGGCATCACGGGCAGTTACGGCATTTCCTTATATATACATGCGTGCGCCCGCGCACATACACATCACGAAAAATGCCGTAACTGCCTGTTATGCCGTTACAAAGATGTTTTTAAAAGGGTTTTTTGTACCGGCATCCAACCCTAATGCCGTAACTGCCGGTACAAACCCATGAAGCTCAGCATCCAGACCGATTTTCCGCAGGTCAAGCAGCGCCTCGAGCGCCTGCGTGCCGATGTGGCCGACAAAGCGCTGGCCACGGCGATCAACCGCACCATGGATCAAGCCCGCACGGCCATGGTGCGCCAGATCACGCGCGCCTACAACGTCAAGGCTGGGTTTGTGCGCCAGCGGCTGGCGATCAGCCGCGTGTCGTTCAAGCGCGGCAGCATGGCATTCACAGCGAGCCTCACAGGCACTGGCAAGCGCTCGGCCAACATGATTGCCTTCGTGGCCCGCGCAGCGCCCAACAATGGCCGCCGTGGTGGCGGCCCGCAGCTCGGGTTTCGCATCCGCAGGCGCGGGCCTATCACCCGCGTGACCAGCGCCTTCATCGGCAACGAGGGCCGCACGGTGTTTGTGCGCACTGGCGACGCACGGCTGCCCATTCGGGCGCTGAGCACCATCGACGTGCCCCAGATGTTCAACCAGCGCGAGATCAACGCCGCCGTGGTGCAGGTCATCCATGACCGCTTCCAGGCGGTGTTCGAGCAGCAAGTGAGGTTCTATGCCAGCCGCGCCCGCTGACGCCGCCGCGCTGGCCGCCGCCGCCTCCCCCCCGGGTTGGTTCCCCCTATGGCACGCTGGAACGGGTGCGAAACGATCGCGAGATTCCGCTAGTGGCTCAAATCTGAAACGGCTAAAGGTGCGAGCATGTCAGTAAAGCCGCTGACTCAAGCCGCTTTAGCCAAGGCGCTAGGGCTCACCGAAGGCCGCGTTTCGCAGCTCAAAACGCTCGGAATGCCGCTGAGCTCGGTCGAGGCGGCGCAGGCCTGGCGCGAGCAGCAGCAAAACGTGGCCGCGCGCAAGCCGCTGCCGGCCAGCGGCGCCGATTTTCGCGGCTGCGGCGCCGATTTTGCGCGCGTGCACGCCGCCGAGCGCGATTTTTCAGCTGCGCCGGCCGATTTTTCGGCCGCCGGCCCGATTTTTGCGCCCGGCTCGCGCGATTTTGCGCCCGCAGAGCCGTTTTTTGGCCAAACTGGGCCTGCGGTGCCTGCCGGCCCCGATTTTGGCCGCCAAGGGCCGGATTTTGAGCCTGCGGGGCCGATTTTTGAGCCCGCCAAGCCCGCCGCCGCGCCGTTTGCGCCAAATTCGGCCCCTAAGCCGGTTTTTGGCATCATGGACGAAGATTTCCAGACGGCGCGCACCCGGCGCGAAATCGCCGAGGCCAATTTGGCCGAAATGCGCGAGGCCGAGCTCGAGGGCCGGCTGATACGGGTCGAGGTCATCCGCGCAGCATGGGCCAAGCGCGTGGCCAGCACCCGCGATGCCCTGCTGCAAATCCCCAGCCGCTTAGCGCCCACCGTGGCCGCGCAGTCCGACGTTGACCAGGTGGCCCGCGTGCTCGAAGAGGAGCTGCGCCAAGCGCTGGCCGAGCTGAGCCGCGACGGCGTGCCTGTGCAGGAGGTGGCCTAGCCATGGGTGCCCGCGAATCTGCCGCCCTTGCCGACCCGGCGCGCGCCGAGCGCCTGGTGGCCGAGCTGTTCGAGGAGTTCCTGCGCCCCCCAGCTGCCGTCACGGTCAGCCAGTGGGCGGATACGCACCGGATGCTGTCCGGCAAAGCCTCCAGCGAGCCTGGCCCCTGGCGCACCGACCGCACCCCGTACCTGCGCCAGATCATGGACGACCTGAGCGCCCGCAGCAGCGTGCAAGAGGTGGCGGTGATGTTTGCCGCGCAGCTTGGCAAGAGCGAGTGCGGAATGAACTGGTTGGGCTACATCATCGACAATGAACCCGGCCCGGTCATGTGCGTGCAGCCCACCACCGACATGGCCAAGCGGTTCAGTCGGCAGCGCATCACGCCCATGCTCGAGGAGACGCCCGTACTGCGCCGCAAAGTGCGCGAAAACCGCAGCCGCGACGACGCCAACACCACGCTGATGAAAGATTTTGCTGGCGGCGTGCTGGTGGTGTCTGGCGGCAACAGCGCGGCCAGCCTGCGCTCGATGCCAGTGCGCTACCTGTTTTTGGACGAAATCGACGCCTACCCGCTTGATGTTGACGGCGAGGGCGACCCGGTGGCGCTGGCCGAAAAGCGCACCAGCACCTTTGCGCGGCGCAAGGTGCTCAAGGTGTCCACGCCCACCACCAAAGATTTTTCGCGCATCGAGAGCGCCTACCTGCAGACCAATGCCTGCCGCTACCACGTGCCCTGCCCGCACTGCGGCGAGCACCAGGCGCTGGAGTGGGGCGCAAAGGGCGAGCACGGCCTGCGCTGGCACAAGCTCGAGGACGGATCGCCCGACCTCACCAGCGTGCATTACGTGTGCAAGCACTGCGGCGGCGTGATCGACGAGCACCACAAGCCCGCCATGCTGTCGCGCGGCGAGTGGCGGGCCAGCAAGGCCCCCAACCGCGCCAACCGCCAAACCGGCTATCACCTCAACGCGATTTATGCCCCATTGGGCTGGATCAGCTGGCCCGATCTGGTGGCGCAGTGGCACGATGCCATGCTGGCCGCCAAGCAGGGCGACGTGAGCAAGCTCAAGACCTTCACCAACACCGTTTTGGCCGAGACTTGGGAGGAGCAGGGCGACAAAGTGGCTACGCACGAGCTGGCCCGCCGCGCCGAAGACTACCCGCTTGGCCACGTGCCCCATGGCGGCCTGATGCTGAGCATGGGCGTCGATGTGCAGGGCGACCGCATCGAGTACCGCACGTGGGCATGGGGCCGCGGGCAAGAGAGCTGGCTCATCGACCGCGAGCTCATTTATGGCGACCCGGCGGTCGAGGAGGGCCAGCCCGGCAGCGTGTGGGCGCGCTTGACCGAGCGCCGCCGCACACCCTACCTGCACGCCAGTGGCTCGCAGGTGCTGGTGCAGGCCTGCGCCATCGACACCGGCGGCCACCACACCCAGCAGGTGTACGGCTACGTGCGCGCGCACCACCACGCCAACGTGCTGGCCGTCAAGGGCAGCAGCGCCAAGGGCAAGGCGATTTTGAGCAAGCCCAGCGACATCGACGTCACTTGGCGCGGCCAGAAAATCCCCCGGGGCGTCAAGCTCTGGCTGGTGGGCACCGACATTGCCAAAGGCGTGATCTACGGGCGCCTGCGCCAAGCCCAGCCCGGCCCCGGCTACATCCA